GTTAATTTTGAAATTTTTAATTGACCTTCAGACAAAGTAAGTTCTTCTAAAAACGATTTGTCTTTTATTGCTTTTTTGATATTAGCGTCATCTTTCCCTCCGGGGCCTGGGAAGTTGCTTGGTGGTTTTTGTGCTTTTGGTGTTTTTTGCTGCTGCTCAGGTGCGGCATAACGTCCATCACCTAGAGCTTGGGGTTCGCCTTTTAATAGCTTTGCAACCTCAGCGATCTTTAGCAAAAGAGCAAACGTTCTTGCCAAAGGATCAATGCTAGCAGCGATTACAACCGGAAGTCCTTTGAAGCCTTCCTTGAGTTCTTTTACAATATCTAAATTTGCATTAGCAAAATCTTTTATATTTTTAACAGTTTGTGCCCCAATTAGATCTTCAAGGACTTTACTTACGGCGGAAATTGCTTCTTTTAATATTTTCAAACTGTCTTTAGTGCTAATAACCATTTCTGTTATTGAATCTTGAAAGATCGACCCAATAGGTTGAAATGCTGAGCCAATAGCTAATTTAACTTCATCAAGTGCAACAGTCATTCTTGCCCCTGATTCTTCGCTTGAATCTGCAACTTTTTTAGCTGTTTCGCTATGCTGAGTTTCCAGCGCAATCGCAAACGTCATTACATCATTTAGACCAACAACGCCATTTTCAAGATCTTTTTGCAACTGAGGTAATGTCCTGCCAGTTGCTTTTGCAAAAGCAGTAACAGCGCCAGGCAGTCGTTCGCCCAACTGGCCGCTTAGTTCTTCAGCCGTTACTTTGCCTTTACTGAATACTTGAGACAGTGCAAGTAATGCTCCTTGCACTTCTGCTGCGCCACCGCCAGTTCCTTTGATTGCAGTTGTTATACCTTTAAATACAATCTCGGCGTCATTTACGTTGCCGCCAGCGCCAATAACAGAAGCTGATAGCTTCGTGAAGCCAGATGTTGCTTCTGCGATCGATACGTTAAGAGATTTGCTAATTGAATTAATAGCATTTTGTGCATCGCTATATTCTTGAGATGTTTTTGTAATTCCTTTCAATGCAATATTAAGTTTTGTGATCTCTGACGCATACGTTGCAGTCTCGCCAATTGCTTGCCTAAGCATCCCAACCTGTGCGCCAATAGCACCGCCAACAGCAGCACCGCCGGGGCCGCTAAGGGCGCCAATGCCTGCGCCAACCAATCCTTCAGGGCCGCCAAATATAGAAGAGGCCGCAATTGTGCCAGCCGTTTGTGCAGCACCAGCGAAACGTCTCCTAGGTGGTGGAGGCAACTCTGGGCCGATTGGCCTTGGGAAGTTGGTGCCAACGTTTTGGAACGGCCCCATCCCGCCAGCAATTATTGCTCCAGTCCTTGGGTCTCTGGTGCCTAAAATATCGCCGGAATAAGCTGCACGTTGCTGCATAGTCTCGCGACGGCGAGCATCGCGCCTTGATTGCGCATCTGCTTCCCGTTGTTGTTGTGCGTATCGCCCAGCGGTGTCAGGTGGCGCGACCGGGCCAATTGGCGCATCGTATTGAGTTTTACCAGCAGTGCCTCGATAACCGCCAGTTAGCGGATCACGGATAAGTCCAGTTGCTGTTTGCATCGCTGCGGATGCTTGTTTGGCCGCAGATGCAATATTACGAAAATTGGCTGCAACAGTTGTCTGCACACCTTGGAAAGTTTTTAGGCGAGCATCAAGCGCATTGGCTTCTGCTGTCGCTTGCTTAAATTCTTTACTTGAGATATCAACGCTAGATGCTAATTCACGCCATGAAGCGGAATAATCTTTTATATTTCTTGTGCTTTGTACTGTTGTTTGTTGTAATTGCTTTAATTCCGCAGCAAGTCCTTTGAAATTATTACTTGATAATGTTGCTTTATTGGCAATATCATTAAGCTTTGCACCTAAATCCACTAAAACTTTTTCGCCCTCAGCCCTGATGCGAAGCCTGATTTCAGAAAGGACGGTGCTCATTTGTTTTTGCTGTGTATTGCGGATAGGGCTGCCATTTCCATAAGCTGCAACCCTTCAAACATTGCGACTAGGTCTTTTACTGCATACAGCTTACATAGCCATTCTAAGCTTTGGTAGTTGAACCCAGTTGCGCCAGACATCCCCGCTTGCCATTGGGTTTGCATCCTTAAAAACATGCCTACGATATCCCAGTTTTCTTCCCATACCTCAAAATCTTTTTTCTCCTTTCGGGATTGCATCTCCGCAATAGCGTCAGGCATCATACCTAACGCTTTTAAATCGTCTTCAGTTTCTTCTTCTCCTGCTTCTGTAGCGCCGCACCAATACAGCGCGGCATCTCTTAGTTTTTTGCCGGTTCCCCTAAGATGCTATCTGCATATGCTTTGATCACTGCTTTTGTAAAGCATGAATCATCACATAGCTCTTTTTTTGACTTCTCAGTGAATGGAATGGCTTTGCCATCTTCATCCAAGATTCCATCCCAGCCTTCAAGGATGCCATCAATAAAAACGTCATCGCCTTTGTCGATTAATGCATTGAAGGCTGTACGGCCTATCTTCTTGAAGATTGCATCAAACGTTTGCTTATCAAACGTTCCGCCATCTGCAGGTGTTTCCACCTTTACCGGCCACTTATAAGAAGCGGTTTTCTTAAGAACAAATGCCATAAAGGTTTAGGTGTAAGTCAGTGTGAACTCGTTGTTACCGCTGGAGCTAGGCACCAAGGTGAACGGCAAGTTTAGCATAACAATACCATTGTCCTCAGAATATGTAGGGTTACCAAGGCTTATTGCGTTAGCAGCCGAAGCAAGCGTAATAATGTTACCGCCAGTTGCGCCATGCACGATTGATAAGTTCCCTGTCGTTGATGCAATTGCATCAGCAAAGAAATCATGGCTTGCCAAAGTTGGCATCTCAATCATCAAGGTGCCACTGCTAGACCGGTTTATAATAAGAATTTCTTTGTCGCTATTGACTAGCTCGCGATAAATAACCTCATTGCCAACATCAAGCTGACAGCTTTGCAAAGGCAAATCGGTTTCGCTAAACAAAGTAAATGCGGTTGTGTTTGTATCGTTGAAGATCCTTGGTGTTGCTTGAGTTGTAAATGTTGGGGTTGGATCTGCTGTATCGGTAGGTGCTACATATTGCCCGGTCATCGTAAAGTTAATGACTGGGATTTGATTAGCTGTCAGGTTTAATGAGTAGGTTCCACGCGCACCAATTACCTTATGGCGTACCCCATCAGTTGAGTAATAAATACTAACAGATTTGAAGTCCGCTGATACTGGCGCATAAGTCACGCTGGTGCTTGCCACAACAACTTCGCTAAAGCCGCAAGCTTTGAGCAAAGCTCCATATCGTGGGGCGGTGCCAGCAGTGCCAGAGCCGGAATATTCAACCTCAAAAGTAACGATTACCTTGTTGTTCACAAGTATTTGAGGTGATGCGCCTAAATACGGGCGAATCAAATCCCGACTTATTGCTTCAGCATCAACAGGTGTCACCTCCAAGTTGCGCACCTGGCAAGCGTCAGTGGCGGCAGGAACTACATCAGTGCCAGGAGTGACTTCAGCCTTGACTAGAACTGTCCTTTTCCGGTAAAGCTTTGCCATTTCGAGTTGTTCCTGGGAGAGCGGTTTCTTCTAACAGTGTAAGGCTGCCTGTCAAAGGATCAAAAAGATATGTCCCCCCAACGCCAGGGTTGGGGACAGGCTTAAGCGGTTGTGTTTTCTCAATCATTTTAGCTCGCGGAAGTGAGGTTGGTTCGGCCAGAACGATACCTTATCAAAAAGTCCATACTTATAATACCAAGCGGCACGTCAGCTTCAAACAAACTAAATTCTACGCGATCTGGGTCAATGTCTAACGCATACCCATTAACCGTTGGATCGCTCATAATTAAATTATGCACTTGCTGCGAATACACGTCTGAGGCGTCATCTGGTGTATCTGCTCGCACGATCACAGTGACCCTAACCCGCAGCATCCACTGCAAGACGGTAGGGAAGACTTCTGCCGGCTGGTCTGTGACCGGCTCCAAGATTATTGCTGGCGCCTCCCCGCGAGCCAGTGGCTCTACTCGGCTGCGGTAGCAGGTGGCACCTGTGATTGCATCAAGGTTTGTTTTTAACCTTGCAAGAATTAATTCGCGGCGTGTATCAGCCATAATTAGTTAGAAGCAACTTGGACAACCGTACAGATGATGCCTGGGATGCTTGGATGCGCAAAGGGGCTGGTTTGCGCTGCCTCAGCATGGATATAGACATCCGCATGGCTTGTGGCCCATATTAATTCAAAGTAATCTTCTGCATCAACTGAAACAACATAATTTACTGCCCCAATTACATTGCCATCAACACTGCCGTGCCTTTCAGTAATACTAAAGCGGCTATCGCTTGCAGTTACATTAGTGCCGTTTTTACTTAACCAAATATTTGCGTCATGTATTGATGCGTTTGTATTGCTAAATTGCACTGAATATACAATGCTATAAACACCGCCATAATTAAATGTCATCCGTGTTCCTTGCGTGACTAAAACGCCATTGCTTACTGCATCAGTTGATCTTAAATAAATTGTTGTTGGGGTGTTTGCTACTGCAGTTTGTGAAGTTAGGTCATAAAATGACCCGCAATAGCCAGGATTACCGCAATAATTTAATTGCTGCCAAGTTGACCTGCCGTTACCTATTTTTATGTTGCGAGCAGGCATTTCAAGCCCAACCTCTCCCGGCAACAAAATTGGATTTGTGCTTGTCCAGTTTGCTCTGCTGTTAACCCTGTAAATACTGCTCACGGCTATACCTTGCTAAGCAATAGTTCAGAAAATAACCCGTCATCAATTGGTCGATTCTCGCGTACCGTGTACGAAGCGCCGGCAACAGTAATAGCAGTACCGCGAACGGTGGCACTGACATCAGAAGTTTTTGCTAATAGCAAATACTCCCTAGACAATGCCATCCCGCCAGCAATTAAATCCGTTGGGGAATCCAATACGCCAACAAAACTAGCATTTTGACCAATTTGGCAAGTAACGCCAAATTCATCAGTATTTAGGAATGCCAGCGTATCAGATATCGCCATGGCGGTTAGTTACCGTACTTCTTGCTGTAAAGCAAGGTCACGGAAGCAACAAAGGATGGTGACGATGTGCCGCCAATAGTTGCTACAGCGCGAACATAACGTTGAACGTCATTACTGTTGATCGTTAGCTTTTGCTGTGACGCAGTAGATGTAACTTGGGTGAAGGTTGCACCAGTAACATCAGCGAATGTGCTGTTGTCAGCAGAATCTTGAATTTTCACGTTGTAGGTGGGGCTGGTGCCCGCGCCTGCTGCCGCGCAAT